GATGACAATGCTTTTGTCAACGCATACAACGGCAAACGACTTGACTTGCTTTGTGCTGAACTTATTAGAGCCAGAGGTGAAGCATGACCACAGCATTTGATTACAAAGGCGCAAGCATTTGGACGCGCGATGAAAAATTGAAACGCTTTAAACAGGGTGAAGAATACGCCAAGCGAAAGCAAGACAAGCGCGGCATTCACGAAAAAAATCAAGTGTTTATTTATTCCAAGGCTTTATCAAGGAAAACAAAATGATTGATTTTTTGGTGCTTGTCTTTGTGCTTTTTCTTGGCGGTGCAATCACAATTGGCGTTGGAGTCTGGCTTGCCAACCTTATTGCTGATTGGCAGGATTAAGCTAGATTCTGCGATTCATCACGCACCTTGCTAACTCGCGTTGTCCAGCCTTTGCCAAAAGTGGCAAATGTTGGCAATGCTTCCAAAAAAGTTAATCGTTCAGCAGAAAAGCGGTCAATAATTTCATCTGGATTTAAGGCTTCCACAGCGGTCATTGTTGCTCTACCTATAACCCCATCGTCATCTACACCAACCGCCCTCTGAAGCAGTTTTGATGCCCTTTTAACGCCACTGTTAACAGCACAATCAAAGACGCAGAAATCCACGCCACTTGGCAATTTGTCGCCTTGCACCATGTCCCAATATTTAGCTTTGTAAAGCGGTGCGACTTTTTCTGGACTCAACGCCCTCATTTCAGCTTCATCAACTGGTTGACCGCGCCATTCTTCCCATACTTTTTTGGTAACGCCTAAGTTGGTCATGCCACCGGGGTCAGCGGGATGGTTAACAAACCCGCCCTCATGTACCAACAATTTCAATAACGCAAGCTCAAAATTTGTTCGCATGATGTGACCTCACTTTGTTGGGCTGGATTGGTGAAGTAGCTCATCCTTTTTTTGACTGCCAGCGGATGAACCAAAATAAAAAGCAATGATGCCTGTCCACGCTGTGCCAAGTGAACCAAGCATTAGCATTAGCGCATCAGATGTTTTGAAGTGTTCGGTCATCAAGCCAATCAGGATGCCAAAGAATCCAAGAGTGACGACAATCGCCATCGCACCGGGTATCCACGATTGAGTTGCCACTTGCATCTGTCTTGCAGATTTGCGGTCATCAACAGCAATCTTTTCAAAGTCTAGACCAAGTTCCTGCGCCCTTGCCGCCATAGCGAGTTCAGCAGTCTTGATCTGTGCAATCTGTTCAGCAGTTAATTTGCCCTCGCTGATGGTCTTGTTAACATCTTTGGGGTCAATGCCCACAGCGTTGCTGATTGCGTCTACGGCAAGCCCCGCAAGTGGTCCGGCAAGCGCAGTCGCCAGAGTTGGTGCTATCTGTTTAAGCCATTCCATTATTTTTCCTTTCGTTTTTCTTGCTCAATCTGTCGCCTTAATTTTTCCACTTGCTCAACTTGTTTTTGAACATCATGCTTTGCCGTCAATATATCAACATACAGCATTCCAAGCAACGGCAACAGCAGGGCAACAAGAACACAAGCGGCAACCCATCCCATTATGTCTGCCTCCACCGACTGACTAGGGCGAGCCACAGCCACAGGTAAAGGAGGAATATAAAAGTCGCTACCACCCACGCTATTTTTAGCTGAAGATTTCTTTCCTTTTCCTTGTGTAGCCATGCGTCTTGCCTGTTTTGTGCTTCTTGCTTCAACCGCGCTTGTTCTTGTTGTTCTTGAATTGCGCCACGCATTGCAAAAGTTTGGGTGTACAGGTCAGAAAGTCCGGGCGTTTCGTAAACCATGATTTCTCGAATCGTCACTTCCAATTCTGCCATTTGTTGTTGGCACAAAATCCTGTTCATTGCTGACCCCATCATTTCCGCATTGCTCATGTTTGGGTTATAGACTTTTGCCTTGGCTTCTTCTGCCCTCAAAAATTCATTAAGCTGATCTTGCAAAGACCAAAATTCTGTCAATTGCTTAACAATATCTGACGCGGCTTGTGCTTCTGTGTAGGCGACAAACTTTTCTTTTTTCTTTTGCGCCACAGGCTTTGGCGTAGCTGGCTTTTGCTTGGGTTTAAAGAAGTTACTAAAGTTATTCCAAAATCCAGTAACTTCCTTATATATTCCAACCACCTCATCTGCGGTTGCTTTGACTTCAAGAAAAGATTCTTTTGCCTGTTTATAAAATGCCGCACCTTGCCGAATAGCCGCCACACAACTATTTGCCGCCAGCAAAATGGTGATAGGGTCAATTTTTTACCCCTTGTTTTTGCCTACATAGTAATAGACACCGCCAATAATCAAGATTAAAAAGCCTGTTGTTACCCAACTAATGGCAGTCTTGAATGCGGTTTTCTTTGCCTCACGCCAGCTTTCCAACAAACCACGCAATTCCTTAACATCATCACCAGCTTCATCGTCATGCAAACCAATGTCAGCCAATGCGCGTTTTGCACCCCACTCTGCCGCCTCACGCAACATCGTTTTTAATTCTTCATCAGTGATGTTGCGAACAGAAATGATTGGTGAAGTCATTTTATTTTTCCGTTAAGGTTTTGGATATTTTAATTTAATTGCTTTGCAGTCAGCAATGTATTTATCAATCTGTGCTTGATCGTTCTTGACTACGCCATCAAGATAATCAGCCATTGATGGATACTCAGCCGCGCGTTTGGTTTTATATGCGTTTGGGTCAACCCAAGCATTGACGGCATCCATGTCAATTTCAACTTTGTTGCCATTAACATCAAATGCTTCATCTTCCACAGTCTTAACAACTTGTGAATAAAGTGCATAAACAGCGTTGTGATTCATCCTGCCACCTCAAAGATTGTTATTGACGATGCCATCGTTCCACCATTTAACCTTGTGGAAGTAATTCCGTTAAAAGTTGTAGTAGCCGCCGCACCGCATCCTGCTCTTACCCTAAATGTTGTTGATGATGTAGTTCCTGCTGTCATTTTCCAACTAAAATTGGTCATTATTGCTCCAGAGTTTTGTTGGTGTACTGTTGCACTGGCTAAAGCATTTGCGGTTGAATCTTGAAAAAGCGCAATAGTGTTGTATTGCGTAAGATTAGCTGATGTGTTTATAACAACATAAATTATCAAAGTGTTAGTTGCTGATGATGGCGTGATTGCCAAAGTCATAAACTCTGTACCCTCTGTAATTTGAGGTATTGTGTCATCTATTGGAATAGTTGCAGTGCCTGTTGCTAATGCACCAGTATCAAATCTAGCAACTTGAATTATTTTTGCAGAAGATGCTTGCACCGCAGACGAACCTCCTGCGACTACTGGATAAGTTATACCCGCTGTTCCATCAATAATTGTTGTCATTGTTTAACCCTCATACAAAATGTTGAGTGAACCAGCGTCAAAAGTGTCAGTGCTAGTTGATGTAATGCGAACAGCGGTTAATACTGCGCCCAATGTGACTTCACCAGCACCAAAACCTACCCCAGTTGATTCTCGTTTTACATTTGATCCAGCAACCCAAATATTTCCACTGACATTGTTGATTATCATGTTTCCAGAATTAACGCCAGCGGCAAGTGCAACTCGCACAACAAATCCAGCAGTTGATGTGCTTAAAGCATTACCACCGCCACCAGATAAACAATATGTAGAGTTATATCCAGATGTTGTAAAAGTAGTTGATCCTGTTCCTAATTGAACCAATAAATCTGCTGTTGAGCTTAAAGATGTTCCATTAAACAAAATAGTGATGCGTTTTATCCATGCTGGCAAACCAGTAAAGTCAATAAACGTACCAGATGTACTTGCAACAGCAGTACCTTGAGTAATCCTCTGCATCTGCGCCCTAGACGCATTGCTATCAGTCCCATAGAACTGTCCGTTGTATTCAATGTTGCCTGTGGCTGGTGTGCCAATCAGCGTGTCAGAAGTTAAAGCAAGTATTGACATGATTACCAAACCCTCACAATTGTGAAAAATGTAGAAGCCGAACCGCCATTTGTACCTGCGGGAGTTCCAATCGTATGAGCCCTAATAACATCATTAGCTGTTAATAATCCAGTCCAAGAGACCATACCACCCGGATTATTTGTTCCAGATTGAGCAACCGCTAAAATGGCAGATTGCGTAATTGCATATATAGGTGTTGTAAGTTGATTTGAATTTAAAGAAATTCCAATAGTTTGAGAAGAATTTAAACAATCTACATAACTAATTGCATAAACTCCAGTTGTATTTATTGTAAATGTAGCCCCAAGAGTTGCAGAATCAGCATAGGTAATATCTGAACCTTGGTTTGTTACTGCGGTCGTAAATCTACGAATAACAGTGTTTGTACTGCCATAACCATTTGCTGTGTTTAAACGCACCATGCTAGGAGTAGTAGGCACTACACTCATTGTTCCTGTTGCCGTTGGTGCGGTAATCGTAGTAGTACCCGCAACAGCAGGGGCGGCAATGCTGATTTGTCCGCTGGTATCGCCTGTTAAAACAAGTGAACTCATATATTTTCCTTTTACAAAACAACCCAACGACTGCCGCTGGAAACTGTAACTGATTGACCAGATGCAATGGTGATTGGTCCGGCTGACATAGCAGAGTTACCTGTTGCTATCGTATAACTTGTTGCCACTGTTTTGCTGTTCACAACAATGCCATTCCCCGCATTAAGAATTGATGCTTGCAATTCTCCTGTGCTTGGTTTGTAAAGATATTTTGCATTGCTTGTGTAGACAGTTAACGCTGTGCCAGATGTTGCAGAAGCAAATATTGGATATACGTTTGTTGCTGTGCTTGTATCGTTGCTGATTGCCGCACCGCCAACAGATGCCCATGCCGTTCCGTTGTAACCCTCAAACTGCGTTGTTGTGCTGTTAAATCGCAGATAACCAGCTACACCAGTGGGTTGCTGTCCAGTAGTACCAACAGGAATTCTGATGGCATCTGTGCCAATCAATGACATTGTGACCGCTGGCGTTGATGTACCTACACCAAGTCGCGTATTTGCACTGTCATAAAACAAACTTGCACTGTTACCAAATGCGCTTGTACCCGCGCCATAAGGAATGCGACCAGCCGTTAATGTTGCCAAGCCTGTGCCGCCATTTGGAACACCAACTTGGTTGTACAAATAACTTGCGGCATTAAGTTGCCCTGATGTATTAACACCATTTGCAAGTTGTGAGAGATTGAACGCCTGAGTCATTATGCCGCCCCTGTCCTATCAAATGTTTGTTGTGAAAGTATATTTGTGGTTGTTGTTGGCGTATTGGTAAGTGTATATGATGTACCTGTTGTAGCTGTATAATCTGTTCCAGAAAATTGCAACAAACCTTGGTTATACAACTCAAACGCTAATGGGTTGTAATCAAAAATATAGTTAGTCTGACCAATTACTGTGCTTGTTGACACAATTGCTGGCGAACCATTTGGAACACCAAAGTTATTCAAAGCAAATTGGAATATTGTTAATGTTCCAGATGCAAGCGCAGGGAAATTTCCAATTGTTCCAGAAACTAAATCATAATCTTGATCGTTGACCAAATCGCCATTCAAGAATAAAACTTCTCCACCAGAATAAATCTGGAATGTTGTTGGCAAATAACTTGATGCCGCAGTCAATGTGGTTGTGAATCTACTAAATGATGGAAACGCACCATTTGCCGCCCTATATTGATAGATATATGCGCCAGCAGTTGCGGTGAATGTTGTTGTGAAAACAATCTGTTTGGTTGTGTAATTGATGCTTGAAACTGTATATTGTGATGGGGCAACAGATGCTGTGCCTGAGCCTGTTCCTGCGCCTGTGGCTTTAAAAATTACGCCAATCGTATTTGATGATGCACCAATCAATGTGAAATCAGTCGTGCCAACAAACAAAATTGTGTACCAAGTACCAACGACAAAAGAACCCGCAAGCGTAGTGCCGCCATTTGTATTTGAAAAAGTTAACTTATCGCCAATCGCGATTGTTTGATAAGGCAAACTTGAATATGTGCAAGTGTTTGTGCCTGACCCGCTTGAATAAGTGATTTCAAGAAAATCATAGTAAGCCGCATTTGCGTTGACTGATCTAAATGAAAGAATATTAACAATTTCGCCAGCCACGCAAGCTGTGTTCATTGTGACTGTGGTGCTGTTTTCTGTGTATTCTGTTGTATCAAGCAACACACCATTGCGGAAAACCCAATCTTGACCTGTGATGTAGTTTGCCTGTCTTGCTGGCGGTGTGAATACTGTTTGCCCTGCTGTCGCGGTGAATTCATTGCTTGTGTAATAGAACGAATCAGGAGGCACAAGACCAACTACGCGACCATAAATATCAATGGTAATGTTTGCCGCACTTGCGGTAAAAGTGGATGCACCGCCGGGGAATGTCAAGAATTGCTGTAACTGCCCAACCAGCGTTCCGTTTGGATTGTTTGATATAGACAGTTGACCGCCACCAGTTGAAGTTGTTCCTGTGCGTGTCAATTGACCTGTGCGTATATCTAAATCAATGTAATTAACACCATCAGGCAAGGCTGACCAAGTGGTGTCGTCAAATGTAGAACTTGGCACATAAGAAGCCGTTCCAGCCGCATAAGCCGCTGGTGCTGTGCCAAAACTAAACAATCTACCAGTGCGATTGATAAAACAAAGTTTGTTGGTAGAGCCAAAAGTCGGAGATGCCGCAAACCATGTGTAATCAGATGCAGTTGAACTGTAAGTAGTTGAACTGCTGTTGAATAAGCCGTAATAACTTTTGCCTGTTGGCAAATCATTAATGTTTGTTCCAACAATATCATCAGCATAAGCAACAACCAAATATTGCAAAGCATATTGCGCTGTTGTTGGTCGCCATTGGAAAACAGTAGATGCTGAACTAAATGGGCTTGAGCCAACACTGTTAACCATTCTGGTGAAGAAATACCAATTGCCAGCGGCAATATTTGTTAGCGTGACTGTCAATGCGGTATTGGGCAACCAAGGATTTCCATTTGATGCGACAGCAGATGTGCCTGCAAAAATGCGTTGTGCCGTTGTTGGGTTTGCATAAGCAGAATACCAGCATTCAATGTAATCAATAATTCCAGCAGATGAAGCTGTTGTGTTGACTATGAAATAGGGTGATGCACTGCTTGGATAACTTGATGTAATTGTAGGCGTTGGAATTGTGCCAAATGTGTTGATGCTTGGCAAACCGCTATTTGGCGATGGCGTAAATTGCGTGATATTTGCATCATCATAAACTGCGCTGTTGTATTCAGTAAGCATCAATGTTGCAGTGATTGTTCCATCGCTTCCAAAGTTTTCAGTTACTTTGGCAATGCGGAATAACTTAGCTGACCAACCATAATTTGTATTGGTTACAGAAACAATATCACCAGCTTCTAATTGCAAACCAACATAGCCAATGGTTAATTGAACTTGCAAATCTTCACGGCATGATTCCAAAAATCTGTTTGCCAGATTCTGTGCGCGGACATTGTTGTTAACTAATGGCAAACTGATTGATTGCTTGTTAACTGGTTCGTTTGGATACAGTAAAGATGGATTGATTGTCGCAAGATTAAATGTTGCACTGTTAAAACTATCTTGCGCGGTGCTGTCAGGAAATTTAACTTCAGCAATATTGAATGATGACGCAATATCCAAAGGCGTGACACTAATTGAACCAATGATGTTGCTGTCATCCAATGCCATTGCCACTGTATATGTAGGACTTTGAACAATCACGCCCCATGTGTTCGTAATTTCGTTATAACGCAATAAACAATCACAGCAAGTCGCCATGTATTGCAAATTGGTCATGATTGGTTGTTGTGTATCCAATTGACCATCAAATCTAAATCTAGTCAATGTACTTGTGCCGCCTGTGTAAGGCGTGTAAGTCATTAACTGATTGCAATATGTATTTAATGCTGTCAGGCTTGTGCTATCAATGTTTGCCGCAGGAATAGCCGCGCCATATCGAGTGGAGAACAAATAGTCGCTAAAACAATCGCCGGGCGCAGATCGTGAATTGGTAACTTGAAACTTTGTTTGCTGAATGCCTGTTAAGTTTGCCGCTTGTGAATATTGAACTTTGATAATTGCAAAAGCACAATTGCTCATCAACTTGGTGCTGTCCCATTGATAAGTCAGGCTTGTGCTTCCCATCACTGATGTGCTGTAAGCGTTGAATGCACTATTTGTCGGGTTTGTAGACCCATTACGATACAGATAAAAAGATAATTTGCCAGCTACTGATGTATCAGATAAACCAGTTGATTCATCCAACAAAGATGCAACATCGTATCCATTGCTAGCAAAAACAACTTTTTTGCCGCCCCAATAAATATCGCCAAATGTGATTGTGTCTGGTGTGCCACCGCTTTCGGTGTTGGTCACTTCACATAACGCTAAACAATAATAAAGCGTTTGATAGTCAGTAGAGATTGATAAATCAGTAATTGTGCCGCCAACATAAGCAGAGCCATACACGACAGGAATCTTGTTGTCACCCGCTGGCGGTATTTGCGTTCGACTGCCGGGGTTTTGCTGATCCCCCATCGTATTGTTTTGGTTTGAATCTGGTGTAAATTGTTTGGCAATAACTGCGGATATAACCATGTTAATGGCAAAAGCCGCCACGCCAGCGGCAAAGCCTGTCAAAGATGGCAAGAATGCGGCAACAATTATTGAACCGGGCATTATTTAATCCAAGTTTCCTCTAGCTTTTCAAAACCGAACTTTTCATATGACAAGTCGGGACTGTTCACCATTTTACTGAGACTGAAAAAATCTATGCGTTTTTCTTGCTTTAATTCTTCACATTGTTGAATGTAGGCATGAAGTAATTTATATGCAAATCTGCCGCCTCTGTGTTCTTCATCTACCCAAAACGCAATCTCGCTGATTTGCATTATTTTGGGATTCCAGATGTTTGGATGTAATGCACCAATAATCATGCCAATAGGTTCATCTTCTTTGATGGCAAGCAAGATAAATCCCGCGCCAGCCAAAATGCCGCTGAGTAATTGTTCAATATGCTCTTGATTGCTTGCGCTTCTTAGAAACTCAGTTGGCGCATTATCCCGATATGCTTTAAGCATTCTGATAATGGCTTCTGTATCAAATTTATTAGCGTGTCGTATCATATTTTATACCTTATGTGCCGGGCGTTTTGCCAAATGCATAATTAATGGTTTGGATAAAGTTAACACGATTCATGCTGGTGTCAGTTGGATTAAATGATTTCCAAGAATTATCGTTTGTGTATCGCCCTGCTGTTCTGTTTTGCAAAACCAATTGAATGCTAGATGCGCTGACAGTTATTGCGCCAGCATAGCCACGGATTTCCTCTGACCATTGCTCACTAATGCTGAAACTGTTAATAAAACCTGTGAAATATTGATATAAGCCGCCTGTGCCGCCTGTGGTTATCAATGCGCCATTGGCATCAAAAAACCCATGCCACATTTCAATCTCAGAGCCTTTAATACCCGCGCCAAGCACCAGCGAAAGCATGGTAGTGTCTATGCCCACCAATGTCACTGTCGTTTCGTTGGCGGTGCTTTTAATGTCTCTGGTAGCTGAACCAATGCTGACTAATTGACTCAAGCCTGTAAACGCATTGGCATCCACCGCAGAAACTGTGATTGCTGTGGGCGTAGTTGCAAATCTGTATGTTGCTGATGCCGTAGTAATCCGCACAAAGTCGGCATAGCGAATTACATTTGTCCCAACTACTGGTGCGATTACATTCACAGCACAACCTCATAAGCGTTAAATGCGCCATCCCATTGTATGAACGAATCATTGGTCATTGGCACAAGCGTATATGTAGGGTAATCACGCAAGACTACTGGAAAGGTAATGCCTGTGTAGGTAGAACCGCCCAAGCTGGTTGTCGTTCCATATTGTCCAATCACTGCCGCTAATGCGCTTGTGACTGTGGTCATGACTGTACGATGAACTGGCACTATCACTGTTGTTCCTACTCCTCGCTGAACATCTGCCGTTGCAATGTAAGCATATCTATCAATTTGAATAAAATCTCCAACTTCAACAATGTTTAAAGTTGAAGTAATGCTTGGCAAAGATTTCAAAACAATATTTTTGCCAGTTGTTCCATTGGCTGTTGTATCAATTTGACAAGTTGCAATTTGACCGCTGGTCATGTCGCCTTGATACGCAATGTAATTAAGCCAACCTGTTGAACCAAAATTAAGATATTGTTCTGTAATTCGGTCAGCAGTACGCAATGAAGAAAGCACACTGCGATTGGTGCTGTACTGCAAATAATTCATTGGCTTAATAGTGAATTGAAACGGCTGAACAGTCAAAATTTCTGATGTGCTAATCCGCATATTGCGCGACAACATTTGACCCGCAAATTTATGGTCTTGGATATTGACGCTTTCAGCAATGGACAGAATAGTTTGCAAGCTCATTTTTTACCTCGAAACTGGAACTGAACGATTTGCCGATTGATACGAT